CTGCACCGACTCCGACACCGACTCCGACACCAACACCGACACCTGTACCATCATATTCGTTTTCAACAACAACGGCTAGTACGGCAAGTGGGGCTTGTTCAGCAGGAAGTGGGCCAACTGTATATGGATCTAATTCAACTTTTCAAAATAATACTAGATTATATACCAATTCAACACTAACTACGGCACTCAATGGAGGTAGTAATTGGTTCTCTAATGGTGCGTGGTCACTTCAAATTGACAATTCTGGCTATGTGATAAGTTCAGCATTATGTTAAAACCAAAAATTATTTTATTCTATACTTATATGATACAACGAAATTATAAGTTGGAACTTCGTAATTATTTTCAACTTTTTAGAAATTTACTATATATTAATACAATAAAACATTAAACAATTATGGCAAAGAAAATTATAGACGCAGAAATACTAGAAGATTTTATACGAAAATTTGAACAAGGTATTGTTGATATACGTAATTCATATCAAACAATTGATGAACCACCTGTTGATGATAATGAACCTGAAGAACCAATTGAACCGTCTGAGCCAACAGAGCCCGAAGAACCAACTCCTGATCCTGAACCTGAAGAACCTATTTCAGATGATCCAGTTTCTAATTTTAAAGTTACTATTATCGCACCAAACATGGTAAGATGTACTTGGACTGCCCATGAGAAGGGAACGATGGATATTGAGTTTTACAGACCTGGGGTGGATACTAAAAAAGATAAAGTAACTGGAAAGATAGAAGACGATAAATGGAAACATACAGTAGCAAAATATAAAGAATTATTTAATATATCAGACCAAAGTATAGTTATCGGTGTAAATCCACCAATAGAAGGTTCACTTTATAGACCAAAGGTAGGTAGTTGGACAGGGGAAGTGGTGAAAGCATCACAACCAAAACAAGAACCAACTCCTACACCCGTACCTACTACGACACCTACTCCTGTACCAGATCCTATTAACGATACTGAGCCAATTCCTGTACCACAACCACAACCTGAAACACCTACAGAACCATCTGTTGTAGATGTTGGATTAGTATTTTTAAGTGGAGAGAGTTTTGATGTATGGGTAAACGGTAAAAAGGTAAAAGAAGAATTTGATTATACATTCCCAAAACCAGATGGTGTTTCAGCTGGTGTAAAAATTGTTTCATTACAAGAAGTATTTAAAACTCTTGTAATTGATAAGAGTAGAACTGAACAAGCAATTAAGGTGGTGAACAGAGATCCAGATAATGATCTGTCAATAATCAATGCAAATCATACAAGTGGAGGTGACCCTAATTTTTGGGGACAACCATCTAAAAATAAACTTGGTATTATTTACGGGCCGAAGGGTGATACGGTATATGGAGAAGATCCTGATCCTGAATTTTGGAAGGGATGGGCAGAAGATCCCAACAAGCCTGACTATAGAGTATTTCATCCACAATGGTCATCTACAGGTAAAATCGTAATCTCATTTTTATCTTAATTTAAAATTTGACTTTTAATATATTTTATCGTATATTATATTATATATTTTATTAACTATAAACTAAACAAAAATGAGTAAAGAAAAAGTGACAGAGAAGGTAAAGATTACAGACGAAGAATTAAAAAAAGTAAATAAGATACAAGTAAATGCTAACACAATATTTACAGAATTGGGACAAGTTACAGTACAAACTGAATTTGTTGCAAACGAAGCAAACAAAAAAATTGATGAATTAGACGAATACAAAAAGAAACTAATGGAACAGTATAACGAACTTCAAAAAGAAGAAACTGAATTCATTAAAGATTTAAGAGAAAAATACGGTGATGGTGAGTTAAACTCCCAAACAGGAGAATTTACTTCCGTTACTAAATAATTTTATTCCGTTTTCCATTTCTTTCATATACTTATACATATATAAATATAGTATGTATAGTTATATTCATTGATATTAAAATAATAAAGGAAAAACAATATGTCAGAACAAATTGTATCACCAGGTGTTTTTACACGTGAAACAGACTTATCTTTTTTAACACAAGGAGTTGGTGCTATTGGAGCCGCAATAATCGGTCCGTTTTCAAAAGGACCCGCTTTTATACCAACTGTTGTTAATACACAACAAGAATTTGAACAAATATTCGGTAGACCTGATGGTTCGTATTATACAGGTGTAACCGTACAAAATTACTTACGGGAAGCTGGAATAGTTACCATTGTAAGAGTTGCCGGTACTGAGGGATATTCACAAATATCTCCATACGGAATCTTTGTAAGTGGATCAGGTGGAAGAAAATTAGTAACTTCTTTTCATTCAACAGCACAAGGAGATGAAAGTGTAGGTTTTACCGACACATCATTCACTCATGTTGGTGGAACTACAAGATTTGAAATTAGTGGTAGTGATATTGGAGTAGCAGCTACTTCGTCTATATTACCATCTGATGGAGATGATGTAGGATCAGTATTCGGTTTGAATGCGTTAGGAACGAAACCATCTTATCTTTACACTTTTTTCCAACACACAGCGGAAGAAAATGAAAATACATTAGAAAGTTCAGATTCTATTTTAGAAGATGAAATATTACCTACGCAAGATTTTACATATGAAGTATCACACGCTATAACTCCTTGGATTCAATCACAATTAATAGCTGGCGAACGATATGATTTATTCCGTTTCCACACAATTGGTGATGGAAATTCAGCTAACAGAGAGTTTAAAATTGGAATTTCTAATGTTAAACCTGCTGGAACTGTACCAGGAACTGATTTCACAACATTTACAGTAACAGTACGTAGTTTTTCCGACACAGATAATAGAAAGAATGTATTAGAAACATTCCAAAATGCAACTTTAGATCCAGCATCTCCAAACTATATCGCAAGATTAATTGGTGATAAATCAATTTCTGTTGATAGTAATGGAAAAGTAAGTGAAGAAGGTACATTCCAAAATAATTCATCATATGTTAGAGCAGAAGTGGTAGAAGAAGGAAAATTCCCATCATCTGTAGCACCATTTGGACATGCTGCTTATTTTAACACTATAACATTAGCTGTTTCATCTGAATTGCCAACTGTTGTATTTTCAACAGGTTCACTATCAAACACTGGCACCAATTCCACACTATATTCAGGATTTGATTTCGATGGTAGTGCAAAATTAGATAATATCTTTTATTTAAATCCACTTCCAGAATCAGCGTCAGTTGGAGCAAACGAATCATTTGGACTTGACAATTATGGATTGGAAGTAACACAATCAGTAAATATAGATGATAGAGCATCCGATATTTCAAAAAGACAATTTGTAGTAGGGTTCCAAGGTGGATTTGATGGACAATCACCTGCAACTCCTATTAATAAAGCCGGAGATATCAATTCAGGAAACTCACAAGGTTTTAATTTAACAACATCTACATCTGCTGGATCTGTTTCTTATACAAGAGCAATTAATTCAATATCAAATCAAGATGAATATGATATTAACTTAGTAGTTGCTCCTGGAATAATCAGAGAATTCCACGGATACGTTTTTGATAGAATAGTAGACTTGGTAGATAGTAGACAAGATTGTTTCTTCATCGGTGATGTTGTTGGTGTAAACGGAACGGTAAACGCTTCTATCCAACAAGCAGAATCAGTTGATAGTTCGTACGTTGGTACATATTACCCTTGGGTAACTACAATAGATGTACAAACAAATAAACAAATGGTAGTACCACCATCGGTATTGATGCCGGCAATTTACGCATCAAATGATAGAATTGCTGCTGAATGGTTCGCACCTGCTGGATTAAACAGAGGTGGAATTGTTGGAGCAATCGGAGTGAAGAATAGATTGACACATATTGAAAGAGATCAACTATATGAAGGTAAGGTTAACCCAATCGCATCATTCCCTGGACAGGGTATTGTTGCTTATGGACAAAAAACACTACAGACAAGACCATCTGCATTGGATAGAATCAATGTAAGACGATTGTTGATCAAAGTGAAGAAGTATATTGCTTCTACATCAAGATTCTTAGTGTTCGAACAAAACAGTTCAACTACGAGAAATCGCTTCTTGAATACTGTTAATCCATATTTGGAATCAATACAACAACGACAAGGTTTATACGCATTCAGAGTTGTAATGGATGAAACTAACAATGATCCTGCGACCATAGATCGTAATATTCTAAAAGGTGATATTTTCATTCAACCAACAAGAACAGCTGAATTCATCGTTGTAAACTTCACAGTATTACCGACTGGGGCAACATTCAGTGATTAATAATGAGTAGAGATTACAAGAAAGAATACGAGAATTATCAATCTGACCCGAAACAGAAAAAGAGACGGGCTCAGAGAAATAAATCTCGTAGAAAAATGGAGAAGTTAGGTAAAGTGAAAAAAGGTGATGGTAAGGATGTCCATCATCGAAATCACGACACTGATGATGATTCAGCTTCTAATTTGGCAGTAACAACACAGTCAAAAAACAGAAGTAAGAATAAAAATGAAACGAAAACGGTGAAACTGACAAAATCAAAATTACGGGAAATTATTCGTGAGGAAATCAAACGATTAACTGAAAGTAGTAAATGATTAGTACGTACATATAGTTAAAGAATTAAAGGGAACTTATTGATTTAGGTTCCCTTTTTTTATGTGTTAAAATTAAAAACTCTATATTTATATTAAATGATACGACTTACAAAAATATTAGATGAAGTATTTAAAGATGATTTAACAAAAGAAACTGAAGATAAACGTGAGAAGCGTGCTTCATCTATCCAATCATCTTATAGTAAATTATATCATCGTGTAGGAAACAAACGAATAAGAACGTTTGAATTTAAAAGTAAAGACCCATCTTCCGATGGAAGTGGCAAATCTCATACACAACGAATTCAGATTCCTGATTTTAGGGAAATAAGTAGAAAACACAAAGGAACTACACTTAAAGAACGTATAAAATTAGCAACAGAAGCAGGTGATGTTAAAGTACATTGTACTTGTGAAGATTTTAAATATAAAGGGTATGAGTGGATGGCGGATGCAGGTGATTATGGTATTATTAAACAATCTATTGCACCAAATGAACGAAATCCAAAATTAGAAGGGAGTGTATGTAAACATCTTCATTCTATATTAGAAAATATTGATAGTTATTACTCTGATATATCTACTGATTTAAGGAAATTTCTGAAAAAAGGTATTTAAAACTAAAAAAAGTTATACTTATATATATATAATTAAACTAAACACATTATTTAAAGGAAATTTATTATGGCAGAAATTTTAGAATACGATCAAGCTTTCTATACCAATTTTGAACCAAAGATGCAAAACAGGTTCATTATGGAAGTAGACGGGATACCATCATATATGATTAAAGCAATGAGTAGACCAACTATTTCTTCTGATGTTGTAACTATAGATCATATCAACGTACAACGTAAAATTAAAGGAAAAACTACTTGGAATGATATTTCAATTACACTACATGACCCATTGGTTCCATCTGGAGCACAAGCAGTAATGGAGTGGGTACGATTATCTCACGAAGCTATTACAGGTAGAGAAGGGTACGCTGATTTTTACAAAAAAGATTTGAATTTCTATCTTTTAGGACCAGTTACGGATAAGGTAGAAGAGTGGACAGTAAAAGGTGCATTTATTACAGAAGCAAATTTCGGTGATTTAACATATGAATCATCTGAAAAAGTAGAAATAACTGTGACTTTAGCCTACGATTACGCAATTTTGGAATATTGATTAATATTAAACTATTTAATATTGAACTAAAATAAGTAGTACGGCTTAATCATATATTGAACTAAAATTTTAAAACCTCCTACTTTATTATAAGTGGTGAGGTTTTTTTATTATTCTAAAAATATTAATTTTTTATATTTATAAGGACAAATCAACAACAAATTAAATGTTATGAGTACAAAAAAAGAACACAAGTTTCCAACAGAAGTTATTGACCTCCCATCAAAAGGATTAGTTTATCCAGAAGATTCCCCTCTTTCATCTGGTCAAATTACTATTAAGTATATGACAGCTAAAGAAGAAGATATATTAGCTTCTCAAAATTTAATAAAGAAAGGTGTTGTATTGGATAAATTATTTGAATCTATTATAATTGATGATATAGATATAAACGATATTATCATTGGAGATAAAAACGCCATACTAATAGCTACAAGAATATTGGGTTATGGTAACGAATATAACGCAGAAGTTACAGATCCATTTTCGTTGGAAAGGCAAAATGTAACTATTGATTTATCTCAAGTAAAAGTAAAAGAAGTAGATGAATCAGTATTAAATAGAGAAAACCGATATAAATTTACTTTAGAAAAAACACAAAAAGATATTGAATTTAAGTTATTAACTCACGGTGATGAACTTGAAATTAATAAAGATTTACAAGCACTTGCACGTCTTACTAAAAACGCAGGTTCTAAAGAAGTTACTACCCGTTTACGCCATATGATTGTATCAGTAGATGGAAAAGAAGAAAGAAAAACAATAAATGAGTTGGCTGAGAATTTAGTTTCACAAGATAGTAAAGCATTACGAAATTATGTAAATTCTATTAGTCCAGATTTAGAGTTAAAATTCCAATTTGAATCTGATATAACAGGCGAGATGGAGGCTCTTGATATCCCGTTCGGGATCGACTTTTTTTACCCTTCCGAGTAACCATTCTTATAAGTTACACACTGAAATGTGGCAACTTATTCAATTTGGTAACGGCTTCACATTTACAGATGTATATACTATGCCTACCAAATGGAGAAACTTTTACTATAATAAGTTGGTTAAATTGAAAAAAGAAGAAGAGGCAGAGGTGAAGAAAACCACCAATCAAAATTCAAAAGTAAATATTCGTAGGTAATTCTTTTTCCTTATTTTTGTAATATTTTATATTTATAGTTATAAAACTATAACATACTATTAATATGAAACAAAAACAACCAGTGAATGAGATCTTCGGCGCCGCTAAAAAGTTTTCCG